GCTTGATTTCCTCCTTATGAGGATCCACCGGCCTACCGCGTGGTATTAAAATCTACAGAATGCAACAATCTTATTGTTGAAATCATTCTGATGTCTTTGTAAAGTTACCCACAATACTAGGGATGTAGTTGCCTACTACATTAAGGTTGATATAATTACCCTCTATCTAAGGGACACAGTTACCTACTGTGTTAGGGTTATTTATGCTGGTGGTAAGATATTATAGTACGATACAGGTGCACCAACAAATCCCATTAGAGTGAAATCCTCACCAGCGGCCACGAAAGACTGAACAACTGTTCGTTCAGTAGTTGGTGCTGATGTAGCCACCACTGAGAAAGTGTCACCTCCAGGATATGCATTGGCCAAAGTGTTCGTATTAACCAATGCAAAGTCACCTTTAGTCTTGGAAAATCTTAAATTGGTGGCAAATGGTATCTCAACCTCTAGAGCATCCTGAGATCTATTTTGTGTCACAGCTCCACCTCCACTAAATAATTCATTAGGTACCAAGTACCCTCTTGCCATTATTGAGTTACTGTCTGCAATGGCAGAGTGATATACATAATTTGTTACATAATTTACTGCCGATTGAATCAAAGGTTCACCAGTTGCTCGAGTTGCTGATAGAGTTGCTTGTTCGGAAGCAGGGAGAAACTTCCAACGAACACTGCCTCGCCATCCAGCATAACCTCTCTTAAGATAATTGATGTAGGAACTTCCTACATAATTATATGGATTAGTTGCTGCAGTCACATCTACACCATCTGTTGCAAAACCTGGTGCATAGGGCATCTGTCTCCAGAGTACCCTGACTACACATTGAGCAGCGCTCGGGCTATTGTAACTGAAAGTTCTGTAATAAGTATAACGTTTTAATAATTGACGGAAAGAAACAAATTTCTCACCATAATAAATCAAGGGTTTTTCTAAAGGCATAATATGTACATTAGTAGTTAAATCAATAGATTGAGATTTCTGCTCAGGAGCATTTTCTTCTGTTGGTACAATTTCTGTGGCAGTAGATGACTGAGGTTCAATATCAAACATATCGTAAGATAAAGTTGATGGTGAAGATTCGGCAATTGGAGCATAAGGAGAAACATTAATGTTATCTCCCTTTGGATTTGCTACTTCAAAATCATCACCAGCGGAAATTGATACAATAATTTTGATACCAGAAGTACCATCAGGTACTACCAATTCATTAACCACACGTGCATACCACACACCATTTGTGTAATTAGGTAAACCAGTGCGCGTTTCTGGAGTGGTTGAAGTATAAAAAGTGCGTGATGAACTAGCATCAACAAACTGGTAAGCACGGTCCTGCTGCCATTTTACATCTAGTGTAAAATCACGTCCTTCAGCTAAATCAATAATCGTATTAAAAGTAGTATTATAGGGATCACCAGTTAAAGGACCTGTTGGATCATAAATAATTGCAACTCTTCCTCTATGGTATTGGGAAGCTATAACTTGAAATCTATATTTCAGTGTTCCTGACCAAACTGCGAAAGGACGTGTAGCAAAAGCTAATGAAGTAGGAATGATAGCCGTTCCACCAGGAACTGCCGCATATCTTTCTACCATAGGATCAACATCCATAGCAAATAAAGTTGTATCTACAGCATCAGTAACGTCCCAATCGAAAGTTGTAACATATGATTCCTTGGTGGTTAAATACTGTAAAGTCAATTCATCCGTTGCTTCCAACTCACAAATAGTAGGATCAACACTTAACTCTTGTTTACCTGTCATAGTCAATTTTTGGCTAGTATCAGCACCCTCAATGAGAGCCAAACTGCTAACAGGATAATTACGCATGGGCATAACATCACCCGTTTGAGCTGGTTTTGAATAGCCAAAAAGACGTGCTATACGAGATACAGCACCAGCACCTATGTGAGTAGCTAGAGCTAACTTTCCTATAACAGGTACAGATTGTAATTTCCCAGCTACATTAGCTACTGCTGACGCAGGTCCGGAGATGACACCTGAATCGTTATACTCATCTGACTGTGGTTCAAGATTAAACATATCGAAAGAAACATCTGACGGTCCTGATAAGGAAACAGCAGACATTGTAGGACCTGTTAATTTAACATTTATCATTTCGGCAAATACTGTAATGGTAACTGAATCAGTGCCCCCGTTAATTTGATTAAGTGCTGCAAAAGAATCAATATTAAGAGTACCAATACTGGCAGTGGAAAATAAGGGATTGGTTAATGAAACGTAATTAGTAGGGAGAAAGAAAGGTAAGCACAAACA